AGATGGTCAAGAAGTACCATATACAGCTAGTGTTTATGGCACTCAGTCTTTATCACTTGATGATATTGGTACAGACTTTGTACCTTTTGCAGACTTAACCAATGCAGTAGTTACTGGTTGGGTTGAGGGCATCATGGGTGAAGAGGAAGTAGCAAACTTAAAGTCTGCTTTAGATGCTAAGATATCTGAAGAGATAACACCTACGACTGAAACAAAAACTATAGGCGAGTAAAATATTATGGCTGATACTTATACAACTAACTTACAACTAAGAAAACCAGAGGTAGGAAGTTCTACTAATACTTGGGGTACTAAACTTAATACAGATTTAGATCAAGTAGATGCAGTCTTCTCGGCAAATGGAGCAGGAACAAGTGTTGGCCTACATGTGGGAACTGGTAAAGATTTAAAAGTACATGGTACATTAACAGCAAGTGCTGATGTGTTTTTAGATGGTGCTGGTACTTCACAAAACGCATTAAAGTTTATTGATGCAAGTGGTTACTCAATTGGACTAAAAGCACCAGCAGATTTAAACGATACAAACATAACATTAGTGTTACCCGACACTACAAACACATCTAATGGTACAGCTTTAATTGCTACAAACGTAACCAATAATGTTGTAACCCTAGGATTTGGCACACCACCAGTTACAGTAAGTAATTACTTTGCAACATCTGGACTATCTAGCAAAGACTTAGGAACAGGCTTACATCTTAAGACTGGTAGTGCTGGAGTAATATCAACGATACAATCAAATACACAGCTTGTAATAGAGAACGATAGTAATACAGGTATTATGTTGTTGAACCCAAGTTCAAACTCAGGAAATATTTATTTCTCTAGCTCCAACGGTTTTGTTAATGGAACAATACAATACAAACACTCAGATAACTCCATGCGATTTAGCACTAATGGAAGTAACGAGAGAATGATTTTTAAAAGCAATGGCGATATAAATATTAATAAAAGTGTTAATGATAGAGGTACTGAAGGAACGACCATATATGCAGACCACGGATTTGCTATAACAAAAAGTGCAGGAAATGTTTTATATCTTAATAGAAAAACAAGCAATGGCTCTATAGTTGAGTTTTCAAAAAATGGAACAGCAGTAGGGAGCATTCAGGTTGGTGCAAGCTCAACAACCTACTCCACATCATCAGATTACAGATTAAAAGAAAATGTTATTAACTTAACAGGTGCGGTTGATAGATTAAAACAATTAGAGCCTAAAAGATTTAATTTTATAACTGATGCAGAAACAACAGTAGATGGATTTATAGCTCACGAAGTACAAGACATAGTTCCAGAAGCAATTACTGGTGAAAAGGATGGAGAAGAAATGCAAGGCATAGACCAAAGCAAACTTGTTCCTCTCTTAGTCGCAGCAGTTCAAGAACTAACAACAAGATTAGAAGCATTGGAGAATTAAATGCCATTAATACAAGTGACTCCTCCACCTGGCATTGTCACTAACGGTACTGATTATGCCAACAAAGGAAGATGGACAGACGGTGACTTAGTACGTTTTGAAAACGGATACCTAAGACCAATCGGTGGATGGACAAAACTCAACACATCAGCTCTTACTGGTACTCCTACTGGTATGTTCTCCTACATAACCAATGGTGGTAAAAAAGTATTAGTAGTTGGAACAAGAAAAACGATTAATGTTTTAATAGATGATACTTGGTATGACATCACGCCATCAGGTTTTGTTACAGACGCATCTTTTGATCCTTTAGGATATGGTGCATATCACTATGACGTTGAAGACTATGGTGATGCACGTTCACAATCTGGTTTATTATTTAACACTAACTCTTTTTCTTTTGACAACTTTGGCGAGATATTACTTTTCTGTTGTCCATCAGACGGAAGAATATTTCAATGGAATCCAAACACGCCTAGCTCACCATCAACACCCGTTTCAGGTGCGCCAACTAACTGTGCTGGTGTATTAGTTACTAACGAAAGACACGTTGTAGCTTTAGGCGCAGGTGGCGATCCAAGAAAGATACAATGGTCATCAAGAGAAACACTAACAACATGGACTGCGGCATCAACCAATACTGCTGGTGATTTACAAATACCTACAGGTGGTAGAGTACTAAGTGCAGTTAAATGGCAAACAGACGTTATTATCTTTACTGATACTGGTGTAGCTAGATTGTATTACACAGGTTCTCCTTTTATCTATGGCATACAAGACGCTGGTACTAACTGTAAAGCAATCAGTCCAAGAACAGTTATAGCTGCTGATTCATTCTTATGTTGGATGGGTGAAAACTCATTCTTTGTATTTGATGGATCAGTCAAAGAAATAAAATGCGAAGTACATGATTTTGTTTATGACAATATAAATAGCCCATATAGAAAAACATCATGTGGTGGTCACAACTCTAACTTTAATGAGATGTGGTTTTTCTTCCCTGTTGGCACAGATCAGTTAACACCAAACAAATATGTTATCTGGAACTACATAGAGAACGTATGGAGTATTGGATCAATGGATAGAGGATGTTGGTTAGACCAAGGCGTATTAGATTTTCCAACAGCATGTGATAGCGCTGGTTTTGTTTACGAACACGACAGCACAACATTAACTAACTCAGAGAACTTAGGTTCAGCAGTACCCTACGCAACGTCAGGGCCTATTGAGATAGGCGTTGGTGATAACTATGTACAATGCAATCAGATTATCCCAGATGAAGAAGCAAACACCTTACCTGGAGTTGTATTAAGTTTTACAGGAAGATTTACACCACTTGGTGCAGAGACAGATTTTGGTAGCTTTACTTTTGAAACTGATGGTTACACAGACGCAAGATTTACAGCAAGACAAGTTAAGATGAAAATAACAGGCGACACAGACCAGTTATTTAAAGTTGGTAATATACGACTAGATGTTAAAAAAAGAGGTCGTAGGTAATGGCACGAAAGGCATTAAGAAGACCAGGGCCAGTATTAGATACAGATTATCAAAACTATCTGATTTCTGAAATAGAGTACAGAGACGGGTTAGCATTTAAGAAAGGTGAAAGAATAGAGGTTAGTGGTGTAGATGCTACTGAACTCGTATTAGTGAGTCCAAATGGAACAAAATATAAACTTAGTATCGCAGACAACGGAACAATCTCCGCCACAGCAACAGTCTAAAGAAGACTGGGAGCTAGAGTTTGATAAATATAAAGACTTAATTGAAAAGGCTATTGGCTACACAGATTCCTATACAATTGATGATGTTAAGTATAAAATAGAAAATGGAATAGCCTCAATTTGGGGTGGAAAACAAACAGTTATAATTACAGAGTTCGTAGTTTTCCCCAAGAAAAATGTCTTACATATTCTTTGTATAGCTGGAGATTATGAAGAAGTAGAAGAAATGTTTAAATCAATAGAGAAGTACGCCAGGTCAATCGGCATTAACAAGATAACTGGTAGTGGTCGTAAGGGTTGGTTAAGAAAAGTTAAACACCTAGGATTTAAACAAGAATATTTAATTAGTAAGGACTTATAGGAAATAATATGTCAGATCCAATAACAGCATTAGCCACCGCAGCTACCGCATACGGAGCTATTAAAGGTGGTGGCGATAAAAAGACAACAACCTCTACAACTGATCCAGCAACTCAAGCTCGTTATGATGATTTATATAACAGAGCTAAAGGCGTAGCAGGTCAGCCATTTACACCATACACAGGTGCTAGAGTAGCTGGATTTAATCCAGACCAACTAGCTGGTTTTGATGCAACAAGAAACATGTTTGGTAGATCGCTTGGTTATGATCCTACAGGACAACTAAACAACTTAGCTCAAGGCCCGCTTAACATACAACAATTTCAGAATCCTTATAACGAACAAGTTATTAATAACACGCTTGGCGATCTTAATGATGCAAGACAGATGCAAATACAAAGCGATCAAGATGCAGCAATAGGCAGTGGTGCTTTTGGTGGTTCTCGTTCAGCATTGCTTGAATCAGAAACAAACAAAAAATTTGCAGATGTAGCAGGTAGAACTGCTGGTAACTTAAGACAGTCTGGATTTAACAATGCAGCAAACCTAGCA